AAAGCGTTGTAGATTGGCGTCAGCTTGCCCATCCAAATGTTCGCCACACCGGCGTTGTTGCTGGCCGGGTTGGCGGTCGAGTTGAGCAACTCGTCAATCGTACCGCTAAGCGCCCACGGAGCGATGATGTAGCTCGGGACCAGATTGAGCTTGACATCAGAGCTGATGCCGGTCTGGGTTGCCATCGCAGTCCGCGCCGAGTTCAGGCGGGCCACATTGGGCGCGCCCTTTTCGGCCGTGGTGGTGGCGATGTTACCGTGCCCTGACACGAACAGGGGATTGCCGTCGCCCATGTTGGCATTGCCGGTCAGCACACCAAATGCCAGCGCATCCTCAGCACGCCGGGCGGCAATGACCATCTGCGCCGGAATCCGCAGGAACGCGGAGAGGTCGTCGTTGATGATCGCTTCCCAAGTCAGCGAGAACTTCTTGCCGCGCTTGGTGAGCGTGTAGACTTCCTTCCGCTCTCCGATGGTGAATTCAGAATATTCGTCGCCCTCGCTGATGGTGGTCAGATTCGGCACCTCGCCGAAGCTCACGCGCGAAACCTGCTTGAAGTCTGGCGCAGTGCCTTTGACGCAGAACAGGGGCCACTGCGGCGTAACTTCCTGGTACTGGCGGGTGAGCGACTTGTTGAGCACGTTCGCCAGCAGGCTCGGGAAGTCGCTGGTGCCGTGCGAGGCGACCACGCTGCGGTCGAACACCATCTGGGCGATTCGGTTGCGATGCACGCCCTCGACCGGCACGCCGTGCGCCCGGAGGAAGTCGCGGCAGATTTCCACCGCGTGCTTACCGGCGAACGCCTGGGCGCGGGGGTGGGCCTTGCGTTCGACCATGTTCCCGCTGCCGTCGTCCTCGGCCAACTTCAGCCGCTCGCGGCGCATGGGTTCCAGGAGCAGGGCGTCGGCACAGGCGAGACCGATGGTGGAGCGGTTGAGATCCTCGCCGACCTTGATATGCAACGGCCTCTTGTTTTTGGCGAGCTTATCCAGGATGGCGTCCTTTGCGGACTGAAGAGTCGCGCCGCTCTTGATCTGAGTTTTAGCCCAGTCGAGGCCCAGGCCGTACCGCTTGGCAAGACCCAGAATGCTCAAGGCGCGGGCGGGTTTCTCCTCGTCGTCCTCCTCTTCGGAATTCTCGTCTTCCTTTTCCTCGTCCTCGTCCTCGGCCTCGGTACCATTGGACTTCTCGTCTTCCTTTTCCTTTTCCTCGTCCTCGGCACCCTTGGTCACCTCGCAGGTGCACTCGTCCTCCGGTTTTCCGCACTCGTCACAGAGGCCGTCGCCGTCCTCGTCCACGAAGGCTTTGAAGGCCTTGGCAATTTCGGCGGCCATTTCGGCCTCGGTTCCCGTCAGCGAGGCCATGTAACGCAGTGCGTCAGTGTCGCTGGCGGACGCCTTGAGCCCGATGGACTCAAGATACTTTCGCAGTAATGGATTCATTGGAATCCTCCTTATGTAGTAAAGGATTCTGGCCAGCAACGCGCCGCCAGCTTATTGGTTTCTTTGAGGGGTTCAGGCTCTGTGCCCGAAGCCTTCGCATTACGTCGTTGATCGCCATCACGCCGTCCACCAGCCCCAGCGATTGGGCGTAGCGGCCGACGTGGACTCGCCCGTCATTCACAGTCGCAACCTTCTCGGTTGACCAGCCTCGCCCGCGCGCAACGGCTTCCACAAAAGTCTCGTTGAGCTGGTCGACTTCCCTCTGGAACTCCGCAAGCTGCTCGTCTGTGACTGGCGTGCCCGGAGTGCCCGCGCCCTTGTTGTCGCCGGCTTTGACCACGTGGACTTTAACGCCCATGCTCTCGGCAGCCTTGCTGTAATCGGGGACAACCAGATACACGCCGATGCTGCCGACCATCGCGTCCACGTCCGAATAGATTTGGTCCGCCTGAGAAGCAACGTAGTACGCAGCCGAAGCGCCCATATCACTGATATAGGCCGTGACCGGCTTCTGCCTGCGGGCCTCGAAGACCGCATCGGCCAGGTCGGACACGCCCGCCACGGTCCCGCCAGGCGAATCAATTCGCAGCAGGATCGCGTTGACGGCAGAATCGGCGGCGGCCATTCGCACTTTGCGTTCGATGACGGGCATCGTGGCCCCGCCGAAAATCATGGTGTAGAGCGTCTGGCCCTTGGTCATTACGCCCGCAATATCGATAATTGCGATGCCGTCCCGCAGAACATACTGCTCGTCGTCCGTCGGCCGCGCGGCCTGCACGGTGATTTCCGCGTTCGGCTGAAAAAGCGGCGCGAAGTGCCGGGGCTCAATTGCCCAATACGTCTCGGTGCGGGCGAAGCTATGGTGTCGCATTGGTTGCTCCCTTTTCCGCAATACCAAGCCGATTCATCTCCGCGTCCTCGTCTGCCAGCTGCTGGAACGTCTCGCGCCAGTCCTCGCCTAGCTCGTTGAGTATCGTACGTCGCGTGGTGAGCTTGTTTCGCAAGGCAGTTTCGGCAGCAGAAGCCTGGTTCGCCGGATCAATCCAGGGCTTGGCCTGCGGTCGCCAGTCGGCTTCTAGATACGCCTCCGCAAGCTCAGGGTCAGCCTCGAATCCGGGGGCATCGAGAAGCCCCTCCAGGATCGCGGCGGTTATGACCGCATCGCGCACTGGCTGGCAAAAAACGTCCACCATCTCCCACTGCTCGGGTTCGGTCTCGTAATCACGTTCGATCATTCCCTGCCGCTGACCACTGTACGTGTTGCCACTGAAGTCGCGGGAAACGGTCGGATAATCAAGACCCGCACCGGCGGCGATCTGGTTAACCTGTGCTTTGACGAACGGATCATACAAGTCGCCCGGCCGATTGGGATCGTGCCAATTGATCTTCTCGCCGGGGTTCAACCTCTGAACCATGCCCGGCTCAAATTCCATCAAAGGCGAGCCGTTGGCGTTGCTTTCGTCGTCGCCCGGTGCGACGGCCGCGCCGTATCCGCCGTCACCCAGCGAGGCGTCTGCCTCGATGGCCGCGCCGAAGCAGGCTTCCATCCTGGCGGCAACCAACTGGTATTCGTCGTACATCTGCAGGTGCCGGAGCTTTTTGAGCACCGGGGCAAGCTTGCTGTATCCGTGCGTCTGTCGCGGCCGGTCCCAGCGGGCGTAGTGGCAAACATCCCCCGCGGGAATCCGCTCCGACTTGTACTGACCCTTAAAGATGCCGCCGGTGTCCAGCGGGTGCCCCTCGGTATAGATCCAATAGGCTACAGGTGCGCCGTATTTGTCAATTTCGATGCCGTTGCGGACCTCGTTTCCAGTAATCGGGCTCACAAATATGGTCCTATCTAGCATCTCTGGCTCGACCGCCTGGAGTACTATCCGCGGCACGCCGGGCCGCTTGTCGGTCATGCGGATGATGACCAACCCCTCGCCCACTTGCACCTTTTCGGAGATCAACATCGACTGAAAGCCAACGAAGGACTTCTTCCGCTCGATGTCGCACCACTTGGCCCGGCACCACTTGGCCCAAAGCCGATCCGCTGCCTTGTTGAACTTCTCGAACGCCACGCCGGTTTTCGGGTCACGCGCGGTGGCCCGGCAGAAAATTCCGGTCCCGACCACATGACGCCGGTAGCCACTGACGATCGATGCCGCCGCCCAGTCGTCTCGCGCCGCTGCGCGGGCCCTGGCATTCAGCGTATCCATGTCCCCGAGAATTGCTGCGTCCGCCGAGCTGTTGCGGTTGGTCCAGTCGAAGGTGAGGCGGTTCTGCTCGGCGGCCCCGAAGACGCTGGCTTGGTGGCAGCGCTGCATGCGCAGGCGGTCGATTGCCCGCCGTGCCGCCCAGCGTGGCGACAGTACACTGATGGCCCGGTCTAAGCGTTCACCTATGCCCATCAAGGCCCTCGGAATCGACCCAGCAAGGCCCTCCGGCCGGAGGTTGCTGCCTTAATGACGGCCTCCAGCTTCGCTTCGTGCTCAGCTAGATCCTTGAGGCTGTGATAGGTAACTGAACGACCGTTGATCGAGTACGAGGCAATTCCGCCCTGAAGCAGCTTCAGGCGTGCGGCTCGCAACAGCGTGAGTTCCTCTTGAGCCTCGGTTGCCGTCATACCTCAAAGATACGGCGCAAAGGGCGTGGGGCGTGGGGAAGGTGTACCCGAACGGGTACTAAGCAAAAATAGTTGCGTTTTTGTGAGTCGCGGCCTGGGCGGGCCGGGCACGGCATGGCGGGTCTTTTCATTGGATGGGCACGATGAAATACTTGAGGCTGATGGCCACCTTGAACGAACGCCCGCAACCCGGCGCGTCGCACCGCATGTACCGCACCCGCTCGCGCGTGCAGTTTCGATGCACCTGCGCCGAGTGGCAGTAGGGGCACTCGATCCGCCCAGTGCCCGCGTTGACGTGGATGTTCTGCACTTCCGCCGTGTTGATTGATAGAGATTCTGCCATCATAGCCTCACTCTCAACGGGCGAACAGCCCATGCGTCGTGGTGCTTGGGCTTCTGTTGTATTGTAGCGGGTGGCCGGGCCGCTTTCCGCGCCACCAACAACGGGGCCACGTGCGGCAACCGCGATGCCGCATAGGCGTATATCTCCCAATCGAGATCATGGTCCTGCCCGAGCTGTACCCACTCGTTCACGAGCCGGCCCTTGATTTTCTTTTCCTGTCTGGCCCACGAGGTAATGGCCTTAAGGTACTCGGGCTCGGGGTCCGCGTGGATTCGCCAGCAGCGCGGTTCACCATCGGGCACAAGGATTCGTTCGTGGATATGTTCCCTCAGGCGGTTGGTGTTGACATGCCACAAACTAAACCGCCGGCCCCTGTACTGGCCCTTTTCCCGCGTCTGCTCCGACTCTTTAACGAGGAAGTCCCGGTCACTTGGCGTACCCTTGCACGGGGCACAATTCCGGCGCGTAAGGCAGTAATCGTAAACTACCTCCTCGTCCCAGCCCGAATCAATCAAAACCATACGCACCGGGAATCCGCCGTAATCGACCGCAAAGAACTCGTCGAGCAGGGCAAGGCTGCCCTGTTCCCGGTCCAGCTTGAACCGCAGCACGAGCCAGGATCGGCCCTCGGGCCCCCAGGCGCGAACGCCGCCGTAGACCCAGCGTTTCATGACGTCGGCCCCGCCAGTCAACAAAATCGTTTCCTCGGGCACCGTGCCGGCCGGCCGGTCAGTGTCAACGCAGGCGGCCAGGGCCGTCTCTGGAGGGGCCTCGCGCCGGGGCTTCCACAACCTGGCCAGCCGGCAAGTAGTAAACACCTTGAGCGCGTCGTCGTCTTCCTGGGCCGCAACCCACTCAGAGGCAAGCTGGCCCCAGGTTACCCACGGGCTGTAGAGTGCTGACCACCAGAACCCCGCCACGCGAGAAGTCGGGTTTCCCTTCCGCCACTCCACCCGCCGGAGCATCGCAGGCTTGTCTGTCTCGACATGCTCGTGGCCGCACGCGGGGCAGACGTACCGGGCGGTAGCCTCGGCCTCTTCCGGCGTCTGCCCCGCGTAGCGTATGTGCTCCCATTCCAAGATGTGAAAATGCCCGCACGCGAGGCAGGGCACGTAGGGCTTACGCTGGTCGCTCTTTTCGTATTCCAAGGCTATCTCGCTGCTGCCTTCGTCGGTGCAGGTCGAGCTGATCAACAGGACGTGATTCCAATAGGTGGTTACGCGCTGGCGAGCGAGGTCCAGCGGGCGGCCCTCCTTGTTCGGCGGAATTCGGTCAACCTCGTCAAGCCAAACATAGCGAAAGCTGCCGGAGCTGAAGGGGTTTTCCGAGTTGCCGCCGCGGATCAACAAGAGCATGTTTGGGAACGTCTTCGACAGCACGCTCTTGCGGTGGGTGCGAGCCGTACCGATAGCTGCCTTGGCGCTCAGCGCCGGGCAGGCGACAATCATGGGCTCAAGCTTTTCGGTCGAAAACTCCGTGGCCTTGTCCTCGGTCGGGTATATAACCAACGTCCGGCCGGGGTCGTAGTGGATGATCTTGCCGATCCAGTTTACGCCGATCGTAGTCTTGGCGCTCTGCGTGCTGGCCCAGAGGACCACCGTGCGGTACTCGCCGCTGCCAAGTACGTCTTGCGGCTCTTGGATCAGCGGGAAGCGAGACGTGCGAAATGGGCCGGGCTCCGCGTCGGCGGCGGGCAGAACGCGGTAGCGATCCGCCCACTCGCTCAACGTGAGCGACGGCGGCCAGCGCCAGGCGTCTGCAACCGCCTGGAGTTCAGGGGCTTTGCGGAGCGCCAACAT